ATACTGGGGTTTTTGCTTTATGCACGTCAGACAGTCATCAAATATCACAAGTCACAAATTACTTTATACAGTACTGTATATCCGTACATGTATATGTACAGGCCACGCTAGAAAGTACTGTACAAAAGGGGTCGAGCGATTCAAAATCGACTGTCCGATGACGTGCATGACGTGCATACAATTATGGCAACAAATAAAGCAGGTAGACCCGCTTCAATTCGTACGCGCAATTTTAAGCGCCGATTGTCAGATAGCGACGCGCAGATTTTGGCGGCCGCCGGCGCCGGTGATGTATCCGCCGGTTTTCGTAATTTGATCGCCTTGTATCAAGAACTGTACGCAATGGGATACAAAAGTATCGATGAAGTCCTTATAGCTTTTGATAATCGTCCAAAATAGTTGATAGGTTTTGACTATTAAATAAAGTGTTGCGGATTGTGTCTTAAAGCGCCCGCACCAAGACACATTTTACATAACGCATTTTATTTTCGTGCCAGCAAATTAATTAGGGTCAGACCCCTCGACTTTTCCGGCGCAATAGGCCCTCCCTATTACCCTCCCTCCCTCGCCGCCATAATGCATATAACCTGCATTATGTAAAACGCGCTGCATAGTTTTTGCCTATTAGAGTGAGTGCTTGCTAACGTAAGTTAGTGCTTACTAACATAGGGGGGAGGGGGGTATGGCTGTCTTATAATATTTGCGGGTGCCTCCAACCCACAAAAAAAGCAAAAAAAGGCAAAATAGCAAAATAGCCTTTCTGGCAAACCAAATTAGCAAAAAGAGCTATACAATCCGATTGCTTCCAATTAAAAGGAAAAAAGCGATGCCAGCACCAATTAAAGACCCGCCCTACGTTTTTCCGACGACGCTTGCGAAGACGGATACCCAGCGCATCAAAGAACTAAAGCGCATGTTGATCGAGGGCCAAGGCGAGCATGTTGTCCAAAAGGTGTTGGACATTGCTTTGGAAGACGGACACCCAGGGCAAATGGCTGCGCTAAAGATGTGCATGGATCGTGCGCTACCGGCCAGCCTGTTCGAGAAGACTGCCGCACAACGCAGCGCCATTAACATCACCATATCGACGCTAGGCGCCCCGCAAGTAATCGAATCATCGCCAACCAACGACGACATAACGGACGTAGAGGCCAAAGATGGATGACTATCTAAATAGCTTAGGACTATCGCCGCAGGAACTAAACAAGGTTATGTACCACCGGTCTAACATGGCCAAGCCTGGGGTTGACCCCGAAGGCAATCCAATCACCATCTACGCCACCGGCATTCAGATACCGTCTGGCAAGTACAAAGGCCAGTTCGTATCAATACCTGGGTATGTCGGCGGTAAGGTGATTGAAGACGAAAGCACGTTATGGAAAACGTGGAAGCGCGATATTGAAGCCGGTAAGTGGCCGATCTATCCAACCAGCAAAGCCTTGAACGAGCGCGACGCATGGCTGCATCAAATAATGGAGCGCGACATGGCGCTTGAGCGAGCCAAGCAAACGCCAGCCGAACCGGTGTTTTACAAAGACCCCTTCGGAGCGCCTGACTAATGTCTGACGTACATTTTCAGTTCCTGCCGTGGCAAGAGCAAGTGTTTGCTGATTCCACACGTTTTAAAGTGATCGCCGCTGGCCGACGCTGTGGCAAGTCTAGGTTAGCGGCCACTACGCTGCTGCTAGAAGGTCTGAAATGTCCTGCCGGATCGGCTGTCTTGTATGTGGCGCCCACCAACGGCCAAGCCCGCCAGATTATCTGGAACGTACTAATGGAGCTGGGACGGGATGTAATCGCCAACAGTCACATCAACAATCAAGACATCACCCTAATCAACGGCGCAACTATCTATGTCAGAGGCGCCGATCGGCCAGACACCCTGCGCGGTGTGTCCTTGACCTACGCCGTGCTGGACGAGGTGGCCGACATTAAGCCGGAAACGTGGGAACAGGTAATACGCGCGGCGCTCTCAGACAAGAAGGGTCGCGGGATGTTCATCGGAACACCCAAAGGGCGCAACTGGTTCTATGATCTATTTCAGTTGGGCGAAGACGGCACTGACAAAGATTGGAAGAGCTGGCACTTCACCACCAAAGACAACCCGCTAATTGATCCAGAAGAAATCGAGTCGGCCAAGAAGACGCTATCCACCTTTGCGTTTAAGCAGGAATACATGGCCAGTTTCAGTAATGCTGGCTCGGACATCTTTAAGGAAGAGTGGATCAAGTACGGTGAAGAGCCGACGCAAGGTAGTTACTTTGTGGCGGTGGACTTGGCCGGATTTGAAGAAGTGGCACGACAAGCGGCCAACTCTAAGAAGCGGCTGGACGAGTCAGCCATTGCAGTAGTCAAAGTGACTGACGAGGGCAAATGGTGGATCAAGAAGATAGAACATGGCCGGTGGGATATTCGGGAGACGGCGGCCAAGATACTGATGGCCATGCGGGATTACCGACCGCTGTCGATTGGAATTGAGCGAGGCGCATTAAAAAACGCTGTTTTGCCGTATTTGAGTGACTTAATGCGTAAGAATAATGTATATTCGCACATAGTTGACCTAACGCACGGCAACCGGAAAAAGGCTGACCGGATTATCTGGAGCCTCCAAGGGCGTTTTGAGCATGGCAGGATTGTGCTTAATTCAGACGAGGATTGGGATATATTCCTAGATCAGCTTCTTATGTTCCCTGCACAGGGGGTACACGACGATTTGCCTGACGCCTTGTCCTATATAGACCAATTGGCCGTGACATCCTACATGCAAGAGGATGAATCCGACGATTGGGAACCGGTGGACATTATTTCGGGTGTATAAATGGATCAAAATGAATTCGATCAACCCACAGAAAACGACAAAGAACTAGTCAGTTTTGTGGTGGATCACTGCGATAGGTGGAGAACGTATCGCGATATTAACTTCCTCCCGCAATGGGAAGAATACGAGCGCATCTTCCGTGGCCAATGGGCGTCCGAAGACAAGACGAGAGAGTCTGAGCGCTCACGCATTGTCACCCCTGCAACGCAACAAGCCGTTGAAACCAGACACGCTGAGATTATTGAGGCGATCTTTGGTTCTGGCGAATTCTTTGACATCAAAGACGATTTGCAAGATGTCGATGGCAACCCGATGGATGTCGAGTTTTTGAAACTCCAGATGATGGAGGATTTCAAGCGCGACAAGTTGAGGAAGCATGTTGACCAAGTGGTGTTGTTGGCTGAGATTTACGGCACGGGTATCGCCGAGATCACAACGTCAATGGAGAAAGAATTAGCTCCTGCGACGATGCCAATGCCAGGCCAAACACAAGCGGCCATCGGGACTGTTGAGAAGATGCGTGTGTCGGTCAAACCGATGCCGATTAATCCGAAAAATTTCCTGTGGGATCCCAACGGCACGACCGTTGATGATTGCATGGGCGTGGCCATTGAGAAGTACGTATCGATTCACAAGGTGGTGCGGGGTATTGAGCGCGGAATTTATCGCAAGGTCAACATCACGCCGACTTACGAAGATACGGATTTGGAGCCAACGCAGGAAGTTAGCCAGTACCAAGATGAGAAGGTGCTGCTCTTGACCTACTACGGTCTGGTGCCAAGAGAGTACCTGCAAAAGATTGAAGACGAGGACATTGTTGAGCTGTTCCCTGACGATTCAGCGGCTGAAGATTACCAAGACATGGTCGAGGCGATCATTGTTATCGCTAACGATGGCCTGTTATTGAAGGCTGAAGAGAGTCCGTACATGATGAAGGATCGTCCTGTACTGACCTATCAGGCTGATACTGTCCCTAATAGATTGCCTGGCCGTGGAACAATCGAAAAAGCCTACAACATGCAGAAATCCATTGATGCGCAAGTGCGTACTCACTTGGATTCACTGGCGTTGACTGCTTCCCCAATGATGGCCGTAGACGCAACGCGACTGCCGCGAGGCGCAAAGCTAACGGTTCAGCCTGGCAAGGCGATCTATACCAACGGCAACCCGAATGAGATTTTATATCCGTTCAAGTTTGGCCAAACCGATGGTTCAAGCATTACAACGGCTGAAAAATTCCAGCAAATGCTCTTGCAAGCCACCGGCACATTAGATAGTAATGGCATGGTGTCTGCGGTTGGACGCGATGCGGCGGGTACTGGCATGTCGATGGCTGTGGCGTCGATCATCAAGAAGTACAAACGCACGTTAGTGAACTTTCAAGAAGACTTTTTGATTCCGTTCATCAACAAAGCAGCGTACCGCTTTATGCAATTTGACCCCGAACGGTACCCGTCGGTCGATATGGTATTCATTCCGACAGCTACGTTGGGTATTATTGCGCGTGAGTACGAGCAAGCGCAGTTTATTAGCTTACTTCAGACACTTGGCCCTGATACTCCGGTGCTGCCGATCATTCTGAAAGGTATTGTCGCCAATAGTTCGCTTTCCAACCGTGCTGAACTGATGGCGCGCTTGGATTCAATGGGTCAAGTTGATCCTGAAGCCCAGCAAAAGCAGATGGTTCAAGAGCAATTGGCCTTGCAAGCAGCGCAAGCGCAGATTGCAGTCAATACGACGCAAGCCGAGCAGAATCGTGCTGAAGCAACCAAGATTATGATCGACACCAAGCTGAAACCCTTGGAAGTACAAGCCAAGATTCAGCAAGGGTTGACAGCTAACCTGCCAAATCAGGCCGATATGGCATCTAGAGAGTTTGACAAGCGGGTCAAGGTCGCTGAATTGATGCTGAAAGAAGCGGATATTAAGAACAAATCTAAGATTGTTGAGTTACAAATGTCAAAAGCCAAGGATAATGTCGTCGATGCTGAAAACGACTTCCTCGATGAACTGCAAAAGGGAATGCAATAATGGATATCGATAAACTGTTTAACGTCGATCAGGTTCCCGACAGCCTTTTTGACTCGGTAAATAACACAGTCTCAGAAGCTCGGGCGATGCAGAAGAAAAAAGCTGCTGAAAACGCTCAAGCGGTCATTCAAGCGCTTCAGAAGATGAAGGGCGATTTAGAAGGCAAGTACGACAGCGTTTATTCAATGCTGGAGTCCCGCATTGCCAGCATTCAGGACGGTCGTGATGGTATTGACGGACGTGATGGGGTTAACGGTCGTGACGGTAAGAATGGCAAAGACGGTCTAGCTGGCCGTGATGGCCGCGATGGTGTGGATGGTATCAATGGTTTGGATGGTGCTGACGGTATATCCATCGCTGATATACGTTTGGACTTCGATAACAGCCTAGTAATTACGCTATCCAATGGCCGTGAGATCAATGCCGGTGAAATACTACCGCCAGACATTACTGATCGCTTGAAAATCATCATCAACCAAGGCGCAAGCGGTGCCGGCGGTGGTAGTGGCACAAGTTTGCCAGATCAGACAGGCAATGCCGGTAAGTTTTTAAGTACCGACGGCACCGATGCGTTATGGAGCACCCCCGCTGGTTCAGGTGATGTGGTTGGCCCAGCTTCGTCAGTTGATTCTGAACTTGTACTATTTAATAGCACTACTGGCAAACTAATTAAACGTGCAACGCTAACCGGTCTTGTTAAAGCAACGTCTGGTGTAGCAAGTGCTGCAACGGCAGGGACTGATTTTGTTGCCCCAGGTGGTGCTTTAGGTACACCAAGCAGCGGTACATTAACTAATGCGACCGGTTTGCCTTTGTCCACCGGTGTGACAGGTAGTCTGCCAGTTGTTAATGGCGGTACAGGTCAAACTAGCTTTACTGATGGCCAACTGTTAATTGGTAACTCAAGCGGCAACACGCTAACCAAAGCAACGCTAACGGCTGGATCGAACATAACGATTACGAATTCTGCCGGTGGCATTACGATTGCTGCGGCAGGTGGTGGTAGCGGTGACGTAGTTGGCCCAGCATCGTCCACCGATAACGCTGTTGTTAGATTTGATGGAACTACAGGTAAATTAGTTCAGAATTCGTCGTTTGCTGTTAATGATTCTGGCGAAGTTACCGCCGGTATATGGAAGGGTACTGAAATAACGGTGCCGTATGGCGGCACGGGTGTCGCTACCATTACCGGAATTATCAAAGGCAATGGTGCATCAGCGTTTAGTGCTGCAACTGCTGGGACAGACTATCTTGCGCCACCATCTGGCACCGCATTGCTGAAAGCAAACAGCGGCGGGGCTTTGGCTAATGCTACGGCTGGAACCGATTATGTTGAGCCAGGTGGCGCGTTAGGCACACCTAGCTCTGGTACGTTGACCAATGCAACTGGTTTGCCAATCTCTACCGGTGTTAGTGGTTTAGGTACTGGCATTGCGACATTCTTGGCTACTCCTTCAGCCGCAAACTTAGCGTCAGCAGTTACCGAAGAAACAGGTTCAGGTTCACTTGTATTCGCTACGTCTCCTACTGTCAATAATCCGACAATTACTAACTATGTTGAGTCAGTTGTTGCTATTGGTACTGTTACAACTGCTAGTACATTGTCATTAACTAACGGCACAGTCCAGACAGCTACATTAACGGCTTCTACGGCTTGTACGTTCACAATGCCTACTGCTACGGCTGGTAAATCATTTATTCTATTGTTAAAGCAAGCTGCATCGACTGGTAACGGTACTGCTACGTTTACAGGTGTGAAATTTTCTGGTGGTACTGCTCCGACTATTACTGCTACGGCTGGCAAGATGGATATATTGACGTTTACGGCTGACGGAACTAATTGGTATGGAAGTTTTATTCAAAACTTTACGCCATAAAGGGTAAGAATGTTTGCTTTTACTAAATTGATGCAAGCAATGGCTTCCTCATCAGTTCTATCAACAATTGAAGTTTTAATTGTTGGTGGTGGTGGCGGTGGTGGTGCTGCAACTATTGGTGGCGGTGGAGGTGGTGGCGGTCTTGTTTATGATTCAACATTTTCTATAACTATTGGCTCTCCTTACACGATTACGGTAGGTGCTGGTGGCTCTGGAAATGGTGGTAATGGAACTAATTCAACTGGTTTTGGATATACAGCAACTGGTGGTGGAGCAGCAGGTTATTGGGGAACAACAACAACCAGAAATGGTAAAAATGGTGGTAGTGGTGGTTCTGCTGGTGAATATGCGGGTATCGGAACTGCTGGAACAACAACTCAAACAACATATAGTGGTAAAGGTTTTGGCAGTAATGCTGGTGCTGGTTATGCAGTAGGATCAGTAATTAAAACTGGCGGCGGTGGTGGCTCTGGTGCTGTTGGTTCGGCTGCTACATCAACAAATGCTGGTAATGGTGGAGCAGGTAAAACGTATTCAATAAGTGGAACAGCTACTGGATATGCTGGCGGTGGTGGTGGATCAGATTACAACTCAACGAACCACGGAACAGCAACAGATGGCGGTGGAGCAGGTGGTACTACTGGAACTGCTGGAGCCGCAGGAACTGGTGGTGGCGGCGGGGCAGGAAGAAGCGGATCGGGCGTTGCTGGCGGTGGTGGAGTTTTAATTCTCCGTTATCCTGATACATTTGCGGCTGCTACATCAACTACAGGCTCTCCAACAATTACAGTTTCTGGTGGGTATCGCACGTATAAATGGACTGGAAACGGTTCTATTACATTCTAGGTAAAGTATGGCTCACTTTGCAAAATTAGACGAAAACAATATAGTTATTGAAGTTCACGGTTTAAATAACAATGAGCTTATTGATGACAATGGAATTGAACAAGAATCAAAAGGTATTGATTTTTTAGTTAATTGGTCTGGTGGCTATACAAAATGGAAACAAACCAGTTATAACGCAAACTTTAGAAAAAACTACGCTGGTATTGGATATTTTTACGACGAAACAAAAGATGCGTTTATTCCTCCACAGCCTTATCCGTCTTGGTTATTGAATGAAAATTCTTATCAATGGGAAGCTCCAATAGCTATTCCTACTGATGATGAACGATATGTTTGGGATGAAGCAAATACATCTTGGGTTACATATGACGCCTGAATTGCAAAAATATTATGAAGACCGCTTTTCCATGATGGCGACATCTGGATGGGGCGACTTAGTAGATGACATTGACGAAATGATAAAAGCATTGAATAATATTTCTGCAATTGAGGACGAAAAAAGTCTACAATTTAAGAAGGGCGAACTTTCCATTTTGTTATGGTTGAAAAACTTGCGACAAGTCAGCTCAGACGCTTATGAGGATTTAAATGCGCCGAATGTATGAATTTGCCTGTGAAAACGGGCATCGTATTGAGAAATTGACCAGTTATGAGATGGCTCAAGTTCAATGCGAGTGCGGTGGCAATGCCAGCCGCATAATATCCGCTCCAGCGTTTAAATTGGAGGGTTGGTCGGGAGCATTTCCGACTGCCGCAGCCCAATTTGATCGTAGGCATCGAGAAAAACTCGCTGCGGAGCAAAAAGCGAACAGATAACCAGTAATGGCCTGTTTATGATCCTGGGAACCAAAAGATGGCAGGAAAAGGAAACCTAATATGTTGATTGACAAAGAATCTGAGTTGCCTAGTGAGTTAGAGACAGAGGAAGCCAAGCTAGAATCTACGATTGGCCATGACAAACCAGACCTTCCTGAAAGGTATCGGAATAAGTCTCTCGAAGACGTTATGAAGATGCACCAAGAAGCGGAAAAAGTCATTGGACGCCAAGCGCAAGAAGTCGGCGAAGTGCGGAAACTGGCAGATGAACTGATTAAGCAAAACCTTAGTTCTAGGCAGCAACCTATTGCAGAGGCAGAGCAGGAAGTAGACTTTTACGAAGACCCACAAAAGGCAGTTCGTAATACGATTGATAGACACCCTGACATCATTGAGGCTCGAAAAGCCGCATCGGAGTTAAGGGCGTTACAGACTCAACAGAAGCTGACTCAAGCACATCCTGATTTTGAACAAGTTGTTCGAGATGATGGGTTTGTGAATTGGGTTAAGTCGTCACCGATTCGTTTGGATTTATTCAAGCGAGCTGATGCAGAGTTTGATTTTGATTCGGCTAACGAATTGCTGTCCACCTACAAAGAGTTGCGTGGAATTCAGACTAAGCAAGCGAACCAACAAGCATCAACGGATCGCCAAAAAACGATGAAATCCGTGCAGGTTGATAGCGGTGGAAGCGGTGAGAGTTCAAAAAGAGTTTACCGACGTGCTGACCTAATTCGGCTAAAAATGAATGACCCAGCCCGATATGACGCACTATCTGATGAGATTATGTCGGCGTATCAAGAGGGACGGGTCAAGTAACTTACTTTTGATCTAGGAGCATTAACATGGCAAATACAGCATTTTCCCCAACCAATAGCGTAACCGTATCGAGCGCCGGTACCTTCGTCCCAGAGATTTGGAGTGATGAGATTGTTGCGTCTTACAAGAAGAATCTCGTTCTGGCCAATCTGGTCATGAAGATGAACTTCCGTGGCAAAAAAGGCGATGTGATTCACATCCCAGCGCCAACACGTGGTTCGGCATCGTTAAAAGTAGCAACCGATGCAGTAACTCTGATTGCTGCCAGCAACACCGAAGTGCAAGTGACTATCGACAAGCACTATGAGTACAGCCGTTTGATCGAGGACATCGCTGAAATTCAAGCTCTGAATTCAATGCGTCAGTTCTATACTGCTGATGCTGGCTATGCTTTGGCGCGTCAAGTAGATACCAACTTGATTCAATTGGGTCGTGCATTTAACGGCGCAACAGTTGGCACCGACGACTATGCAACTAGCAACACAACCACTAAAGCCTTCATCGGCTCAAACGGTACAACTGCATACAACTCAACATCGTCAAATGCAGCCGCTCTGACTGATGCAGCTATTCGTCGCACAATCCAGCGCTTGGATGACAACGACACACCAATGGACGGTCGTTTCTTTGTTATTCCTCCATCAAGCCGCAATACATTGATGGGTTTGGCTCGCTACACTGAGCAAGCATTTGTCGGTGATGGCAATGCAATCCGCAATGGCGAGATCGGAAATTTGTACGGTATCCCTGTGTTTGTTTCGTCAAACGCTGATACTGGTGCTGGCACTTCAGGCACCGACCGTATTTGCTTGATGGGCCACAAGGATTCGATGGTTCTAGTTGAGCAAGTTGCGGTTCGCTCGCAGACTCAGTACAAACAAGAGTACCTCGGCACTCTGTTTACTGCTGACACTCTGTATGGCGTCAAAGCAATGCGTACTGCGGCAACTGTTGGCGCAGCCTTGTCGTCTTCGGCATTCGCCTTGGCCGTGCCTGCCTAATTAAACACCCCGCCTTCGGGCGGGGGTTTTTAACCTAATTGGGAGAACTACTATGGCAACAGCTTCAGCAGTAACTGTACGCGCAGGCAACGATCAATTCCGTGGCCTGTTTTCTGATACGTGGATGGTAACAGCCACGCTCGACGCTGGCTCGCTAGTTGATGGCGCTGGCGAAACCGATGATGTCACCGTTCCAGGCGTAGCACTCGGTGATATGGTTATCGGCGCATCATTGGGCGTGGATTTGGTGGGTTTGACTGTTACTGGCTATGTCAGTGCAGCCAATACCGTTAAATTCCGTATCCAAAACGAATCAGGCTCAACCGCTGATTTGGCATCGTCAACACTTCGTATCGTTGTAGCACGTTCGGTAGCGTAATAATCGGGGGCTTCGGCCCCTGATTTTTAAAGGTTCCTATGGCAATTTTTAGATGTCTTCAAAGCGGTCAAACTGTTGAGTTTACGCAGTCGCATGACGTTGAAAGCATGAAAGGCCATGCTGGGTATGAACGCATTGATGAGCCTGAGACTTCGGGTGATAATGACGAACATTTGGTAATTATGCGGCCACCAGAGGCGCAGAAACGGCCTGGAAGGCCAAGAAAGACAGGTCATGTCGGACATTGATTTACGTGAATTTGGCAAGCTGGAAGCTCAGGTTGAAGTGCTGCAAACCGAGGTTACTGCCTTGCGTGAGGACGTCAAAACCTTGTTGGCGATGGCCAATAAGTCCAAGGGCGGCTTTTGGGTCGGTATGGCAATTGCGTCAGCCATGAGCGGCGCGGCGGCATTTGTTATGGATCGGGTCTTTTTTAGATGAAAGACGGTCTATTAACAGGCAAAACCTGCCCCATTGCAACGCAGGATGTCTCGGTCAATCTGAAAAACCGAAACCATGCGTTCAAAGAATACGGTTATGGCCCACCTAATCCAGACGAGGCAAATACTGCCTTTTGGATGAAAAAGGCCACGATGTACAACGCGCCAACGTCTGCCATTAAGGGCATGCTGTGTGGCAATTGCGCAGCTTTTATTCAGACGCCTAGCATGATGGAATGCATTGTTGGCGGTCTGGAGAAGGACGAAAACGAAGATGAATTGTCGTATGACGAGGAATTCGTAGCGGCGGCTGATCTAGGCTATTGTGATCTGTTTCAATTTACCTGCGCAGCGGCTCGCACATGCGATGCGTGGAAATCTGGCGGCCCTATAACAAAGGATTAATATGTCAACATTTCAGTTAGACCCTAATCAAGTCGCTTTGGGCGTGGGAGCTATCGGAACTACCCAAGCGGCTACAGTAACAACTAGCAGCGTACAGATGACTGCATTTGGCGCAAACACTACACTGATTCGCATTGCTTGCGCTAATGGTCACTGTCATTTTGCGATTGGAGCTAATCCAACTGCTTCAATTACAACAAGCCCATTAATCGGCAATAATCAATCAGAAATTATTGCAGTAACTCCAGGCCAAAAGATTGCTTTTATTAAAGATGCTACTGTCACTACTTCCACAGTAACTGTTACGGAGTTAGTATGAAAAAATCAACTATGGCACAAAAGAAAATGGGCAAAGTTATGGGCGAATACAAAGCCGGTTCTTTGCATTCAGGTAAGGGTGGCCCTGTAGTTACAAATCGTAAGCAAGCGGTCGCCATTGCTATGAGCGAGGCCAAAATGCCACAGCGCGGTATGCGCACAGCCAAGAACAAGGCAAAGAAATGATGAAGCCTGTTTGGGACAAGAAGCGCCCAAAGTCGTTAGGCGCATCTAAGCCATTGTCGCCAGCCAAGAAAACGGCGGCTAAGAAGATGGCCAAAGAGGCTGGTAGACCCTATCCTAACCTGGTCGATAATATGCGGGCAGCGAGGAAGAAATGATTAAACGTGGCAAAGAGGAATTTTCTGGCTACAACAAGCCGAAAAAGACACCTAGCCACCCGACCAAAAGCCATGCCGTATTGGCTAAGTCGGGCGATGAGGTTAAGCTGATCCGCTTTGGCCAGCAAGGCGTCACCGGCAGTCCTGACGGCAGCAAACGCAATGAAGCATTTAAGGCGCGTCATGCTAAGAATATTGCCAAGGGCAAGATGAGTGCGGCCTTTTGGGCAGATCGCGTTAAATGGTAGCCAGAAATAACGTAATTTCTCTATAATAGGGGCGAAGGCTTCTTCCCACAGGGGATAGGCAAAAGCTGGCTCTGTGTAAGGTTTGCGGGGAAGCGAATGACCTATCTTGAATTAGTAAATGCGGTATTGACACGACTACGTGAGCCGACAGTATCAACTGTCGCTCTGAATTCCTATTCGGCGTTGATTGGCAAAATGGTCAACGACGCCAAGCGCCAAGTTGAAGATTCCTACGATTGGAATGTCCTTGGCCAAGAATTAACGGTTACCACCGCATCGGGAACGTATGTCTACTCATTGACCGGCGCAGGTCAAAAATTCCGTGTATCCAGTGATCCGTTAAATACCACTAGCAATGTTGTCATGCGAAATATCAGCGTGGCTGACATGCGCCAAAAGCAAAACTTCACGCCGATTGTTACCAACATCCCAGCGCAGTATTGCTTTGAAGGTGTTGACGGTAACGGCGACGCTCAAGTTCAATTGTATGGCCGCCCTGATGGTGTCTATAGCATCAAGTTTTTTCTGACTATCCCACAAGCAGCTCTGTCATCGGACGGCACATCGGTGTTGGTACCTGACGTATTGGTTGAGCAAAATGCGTACGCCAGAGCATTGGTTGAGCGTGGCGAAGATGGTGGCCTGACATCGTCAGAGGCTTACAATCTTTATCGCTCCATGTTGGCTGATTACATTGCTTTGGAAGCGACACGCTTCCCTGAAACGCAGGAGTTTGTGTCAACATGAGCCAGCAACTTGAGCGTTTTAGCATTAGCGCACCAGGATTTTTCGGATTAAATACCCAGGACAGCCCGTTAGATTTAGCGGCTGGTTTTGCGTTGACTGCGACTAACTGTATCATTGACCAGTATGGTCGGATGGGCGCTCGTAAGGGTTGGACAAAACAAAACAGCAGTTCAGGCAATCTTGGCGCTAATGATGTTGGTGTCATTCATGAGTTGGTGCAAACCGATGGCTCGGTAACGACGCTATTTGCTGGAAACAATAAGTTATTCAAATTAAGTGGTTCAACAGCTACCGAACTAACCTACGGCGGCGGCGGCACAGCGCCGACTATTACCGCTAGTAATTGGCATTGCGCATCGCTTAATGGAATAACGTATTTTTTTCAGTCAGCACATGATCCACTAATCTATGACCCAGCGGTTAGCACAACAACGTATCGTCGGGTAAGTGAAAAAACTGGTTATGCCGGTACAGTGCCATCAGGCAATATCTGCATCTCAGCGTATGGTCGTTTGTGGATAGCCAACACGGCGACCAATAAAACGACGCTGACGTTTTCTGATTTGATTGCTGGACATATTTATACCGGCGGCACATCAGGCACATTAAATGTGAATAACGTATGGGCTAATGGCGCTGATGAGATTACTGGTTTAGCTGCTCATAACGGTTTTCTGTTTATCTTTGGTAAGCGTCAGATTTTGGTCTATCAAGGAGCAACAGCGCCTAGCACGATGTCGCTGTATGACACGGTAGTAGGTATCGGTTGCCAATGGCGCGATTCAATTCAAAGCACGAATACTGATGTGGTGTTTTTATCCAACAGTGGCGTGCGCTCAGTGCTGCGAACCATTCAAGAGAAGTCAGCGCCGTTTCGTGACTTGAGCAAGAATGTTCGTAATGACTTGATGCAATTGGTGGGTGGTGAAACACCGGCAAATATTAAAGCAGTGTATTCGGAAGTTGATGCGTTTTATCTGCTGACGTTTCCGACAGCAAAACAAGCGTATGTGTTTGACACGCGCAATGTAATGCAGGATGGATCATCTAGAGTAACCACATGGACTCAGATTGAGCCAACGGCATTATTTGCCTTGCGCAATGGCGATTTATTGATTGGTAAGAATGGCTATGTCGGTAAATACACAGGCTATCTTGATGATACATCGACTTATCGAATGTTTTATTACACTAACCACGCTGATTTAGGTGATGTTACTGTTACCTCCATTATTAAACGTATTTCTATTGTTGCTATTGGTGGCACCAATCAAATAGTCACCATCAAGTGGGGATATGACTTTACTGAAGGCTATTTGTCAGAAAACGTAGCTATCCCCGCACAAGGCGTTTCAGAATATGGTGTTGCTGAGTATGGCGCAAATGGCTCTCCAGTTGCGTATTATGCTGGTGGTATTACGATTCAAACACTAAACGCACAAGCAACTGGATCAGGGAAAGTGGTTCAAACGGGCTATGAAGCAGAAATTAATGGGTTTGAATTATCCATTCAAAAGATTGAAATTTTGGCCAAGCATGGCCGTATAAGTTAAGGGGCGGCACATGTCTAACTACACAAAATCAACCGACTTTGCATCTAAAGATTCGTTAGCCTCTGGCAACGCAGCTAAGATTGTTAAGGGTACGGAGATTGACACCGAGTTTAATAATATCGCCACAGCGATTGCGACGAAAGCTGATTCAGCTAGCCCATCGTTTAGCGGTACGGTAACAGCGGCAACTATTTCAGCAACAACGGTATCCACAGCGGGAGCCGCAATTACTGGTGGTTCAGTTACTGGCATTACTGACATAACTGTTGCTGACGGTGGCACAGGCGCATCAACAGCAGCTAATGCCAGGGCGAATTTAGGAACTGTTGCAGATACAGCGACCAATGGTATTGCTGCTAGAACAGCGGCTAATACATTGACAGCTAGAACTATTACGGCTGGCACAGGCATTTCAGTTACAAATGGAACAGGCGCATCAGGCGATCCAACTATTGCTAATACGGGCGTAATTACAGTTAATGGAAGTTCCGGTGCCGTCACTTTAGATGTTGGTGCTGAAAATGCGGCGTTATCTCTTGGCGGCATAGGCACATACGCATTTCTAGTGCAAGGAACCATAGGCACTACAGGAATTACCGCAGGGTCAACTTATGCGGGTAGTGACTTGCGGTATTACGGGCTAAATGGAACAAGCCTTACAAGTTCAACCAATTTTAACGGTGGTGGAACTGCTGGAGCTACGCCATCAGGAACATGGCGAGCGATGGGTACGTGTAACGCTACATCAAACACATTTCGAGTAACTTTATTTTTGCGCATATCATGATTATTGAGTACGCAAAAAACCCTAAATGGGCGTTTAGCGATAAGTCTGGTATAAATTTAATTGTTAAATTTAAAGATTTTGATTTTGAAGTGCCCTATACAGCGACTGATTTAGATATTGTTGAGCATAGTAAAGAGTTATACAAAAAAGCAATTCATGGTGAATTTGGTGAAATTAATGATTGTGATTTGCCAAACAAAGATGAATTAGCTAAAACCATTAGATTGCATAGAAATACGTTATTAAGTTTATCCGATTGGACTCAATTAACTGATGTTCCAAGTGAAACTAAAGAAAAATGGGCTGTTTATAGGCAAATGTTGCGTGATATACCAAAGCAAAATAATTTTCCTTTTGATGTGGTATTTCCTTTAGAGCCATAAAAAATATGAGCGCCGTTCAAAAACAACTTGTAGATTTAGGCGGTGAGATTACTCACCACTTTTCAGATGGCTTGTATGCCAAGGAATCGTTTGTTCCTTCCGGCACAGCTATCATGAAGCACACGCACAACTTTAGCCATTTATCTATTTTGGCCAAAGGGCGTGTTGCAGTCATGAAGGGTGAAGTGATTGAAATAATTGACGCGCCAGCGTGTATTGAGATTAAAGCAAACGTGATTCATGGTATTAAGGCCATGAGTGATTGTGTCTGGTTTTGTATCCATGCGACGGATGAAAAAGACCCGTCAAAAGTGGATGACGTTTTAATTAGAGGGGATTGATATGCCTTTAGGATGGATTGCAGCAGGGTCTAGTTTACTTGGTGGATATTTACAAGGCGAGGCCGCTAAAGATGCGGCAGCTACTTCAGCTAGAGCGCAAGAACGCGCTGCTAGGATTGCTGCCGAAGAGGCGCGCTTTCGTCCTATTGGAATGACAACCCGTTTCGGGTCTAGTCAATTCACTATGGATCCAACCACTGGCCGACTAAGCGCCGCTGGCTATACGGTTAGTCCAGAGCTAAAAGCGTATCAAGACCGCTTGATGGCACTAAGTGGTGGCGCTTTAACTGATGCCGAAGCTGCTAGAGCGCAGTATCAACCATTAACTGGCGCAGCAACTAGCCTGTTTAATTTGGGTGAGCAATACTTGGCGCAATCTCCTGAAGATGTTGCAGCTCAGTACATGCAGCGTCAACAGGATTTGTTAGCGCCAAGTCGTGAACGCCAATATGCGCAACTGCAAAACCAACTATTCCAAACTGGTCGCGGCGGTTTGGCTGTTGGTGCAACTGGCGAGCGCCCAGGCGGTGGTGCTGGTCTTGGTGCAAGTAATCCTGAATTAGAGGCTTACTACAACGCATTGGCTCAACAAGACGCTGCATTAGCTGGCCAAGCACAACAAGCTGGTCAGCAACAGTTGGCGTTTGGCACAGGATTGTTTGGTGAAGGCGCTGGATTGTTAGGCCGATATCAACAGGGGCAAATTGGCGCTCTGTCCCCATTTACAACGTACCTTGGCGGCGTCGGTACTTTGGAAGAATTTGGCCAACAACCATTTAATTTGGGTGTGAATCTTGGCGGTAGAAATACCAACCCATCAGGCGCTCAAGCATTATTAACGGGTGGAATGGGGGCTGCGCAAACTATGCAACAGGCTAATTCCTATAGCCCATTTGGTACTGCGTTAATGGGCGGCGCTAATTCGCTCAATGCGTACCAAAATCAGCAACGACAAGATGAGCGATTTAATCAAATATTGAATAGAAGTAATTTAAATGCGTGGCAAATTAACCAGCAAGAATATTCAAACCCCTATTCTGGCTACACCGGCCCTTAATTAAAATATTTTGAGAGGTAATTATGGCAAGCGAAATATTAGGGCTGTTTACATCGCCAGAAGACTATCAAATGAGGCAGCAACAAGCGCAGCAAAATCGTGCGCTTCAGTTTGCTCAACTTAGTCCATTTGAGAAAGCTAGCTATGGAATCTATCAAGGTGCTGGCCAGTTGGCTGGCGCAACCGCTGGATTGTTTGGTATGCAAGACCCACAGCTAAAATTAATTTCGCAGCGTCAGATGTTGTCCCAAGAAATTGATCCGTCTGACCCTGAGTCTATATTGCGTGTGGCTCGTAAAGCTGGACAAATGGGCGATCAACAATTTGCATTGACGCTATCGGATTATGGTCGTAAAGCACAAGTAGATATTGCTACCGCACAACAAAAAATGCGTGAAGGAAAAGCAGCTGCAACACCTCAAGCATTACAGATTGCTGGTGCTAAAGCTGAACTTATGGATCGCATAGAACAAATAAAACAGTTACCTGATTCGCCTGAAAAAACACGTGCATTAAGTATTGCAAACAATACGTTAAATAGTCTTCAAACAACCGCGCGCCAAGGTCAAATACCTGACTCAATTGAGATAGCGCGTGAGCTAGCGTTAGAGGCTGGCCCTGAAGGCTCTGACGCGTATACGACTAGATACCGTACAGAATTACGTACGCTTACAGACAAGAAAAACACAGATAAACAGTTAGAACAAGCACGTTTATTAGTTGAAGCCGGATATACGCCAGGATCAGCAGAATATATAGCTAAAATGCGTCAATTTGTAGAGTCTGAAATAACTGGCCGCGGTAAAGGTAAAGGTACGCAAGTAGATATAGGCGGAATTCGCGTAGATACAGGTAAGGCTGGCGAAGCTGCCGGCAAAAAACTTGGGGAAGAACTTATCGACGTTAAAGGTAAACAAGCGGCTATTGATAGCATACGAGATGCTAAAGCGTTGCTTGGCCCTAACGGCGAAGGTGTTTACGCTGGTGCTTATGGCCCAACTAAACAATTTGTCGCTAAATTTACTGGCGTTGGTAGCACAGAAAAAGCCGCTAGAACTGAAGAGTTTTTAGCTTACATTGGTGAAACGGTTGTACCTCGTTTGAAAGAGTTTGGCGGTAACGATTCTGAGCAGGAGTTAGCGTACTTGAACAAGATTACCGGCGGCGACATTACTATGGAGCCAAAGGCGCTTGTACGTATCTTAGAGACCGCCGAGAAAAAAATTCAACGTGGTATAGAACGGTTACGTAAGCAAGCGGAAACTGGCGAAACTAAAAGGCCGCTAACATCACTGTTACCGCGTGCCGGCGATAATACTAATCGTCCATCAGAGCCAGCTATGGTTATGCCCGCGCCGGCAGCTCCGCCAGCAGCAGCGGTAACGCCAGCAACAGCGCCTAAAGCGCCAGCAGCAGCGCCTAAAACGCCAGCAGCTAAAGCGCCGTCTGGTACGCCAAAAGCAACTAAACGATGGAATCCTCAAACTCGTAAATTAGAGGTGATTCGATGACACAATACATTCAGTTTGGGGAAGATATTGTAGAATTTCCTGATGGAATGTCGGAAGCCGATATTGAATCGGCGTTATCTATTGCATCTGGCGTAAATGAAGACCGCTCGATTCCACAAATGCCTTTTACTGGAGCAGTAGCGCCAGTAACGGCGCCCACATCTGGGTTTTTGATGGGCTTAAAAGATCCTATCAGCGGCGGCGCGCAATTAGCGCCTAGAGGATTGGCATACGCTACATCTTTAGGCGGCGCCATACCTAACTCTGTTAGCCGATTTTTTGATGAAGAAGCGCGTAAAGTTGATGAAATGGTTCGCGCCGAACAAGCCGCATATATGGCTCAACGTCAAGCTCAAGGCGAAACTGGGTTTGATTTTGCACGTTTAGGCGGCAATATTCTTAGCCCAGCCAACCTTGCGCCTGGTGTATTTGCTACACGTTTGGCAGCGGTAAGAGGTGCTGGCCCAGCTATGCAAGCCGCCGCAGGCGGTGTTGCTGGCAGTCTTATGCAGCCAGCAACCGAAGAAGATTTTGCGGCTCAAAAATTAGAGCAAGCTACTTTAGGTGGAGCGTTTGGTGCGGGTGGGCAACAAGTAGCCGCCGGCGCTGGTCGCGTATTAAATCCGCTTGTATCTAAAGCTGAACAAACTATGCGCGATCTAGGCATAACCCCGACTATGGGGCAAGTGCTTGGAAAAGGCGCAAAATCTTTAGAGTCGTTTGCGCAATACATGCCAGTTATTGGCACAGCAATTCAAGACGCGCGTCAACGCACTGTATTCGATTTTAATAAAGGCGTAATCAATAAAGCGTTAGATCGTATAAATACTAAACTACCAGCCGATGTTATTGGCAGAGACGCTATTAAGTTTGCGTCAGATACTGTATCTGATGAGTATGATAATGTTCTATCAAAGATAAACTTTGAGTTAGATTTCAATACTAGCAGCAACATACTCGGCGCCTTAAATAAAGCTAACCTACTGTCGCCGCAACAACGCCAAGCCGCGATTGACTATGTAAATAATATCGCGCTTAGTAAGTTCTCTGGGCGTAAATTAACTGGCCAAGAATATAAAGCTATTGAATCTGATTTGCGTAAAAAAGCGTCAGGTCTTTTATCTAGTACAACAGAAGCCGAACGTGAAGTAGGCGACGCATTGTTTGGTGTTCTTGGTGAGTTTAAAAAATCACTGTACAACCAAAATCAAAAACTAACCCCACAATTACGTAGAGTTGATTCGGCATATGCCGACATGAGCGTAATTAAATTAGCGGCTGCTAATTCGGGCGCCGAAAACGGTGTGTTTACACCTAAACAGTTTTCTACTGCGGTACGTCAAGGCGATAGAACTTTGCGTAAATCTGCGTTTGCTAAAGGCACGGCTAGATCGCAACAAATATCTGACGCGGCTATGCAAATGCTTGAAGAAGATGCGGGCGCTACATTGGCGGGCCGTTATGCAGCCGGCGGCGCCGGATTGTTTGGCCTTGCGGCGCGGCCTGAAATCGGGATACCAGCATTGCTTGGTGGCCGTGCGATGTACTCTGAATCTGGTCAAAAACTCATGAATGCGCTATTACGTTCCCGCCCCGAAGCTATGCAACAAGCGGGCGGTATGTTAACTCGTGGCGCGCCTTATGTTGGTGGCGCTGTTGGGCCACAACCCGTGTACCAATACAACGTGCAAGAGCGCAGTTTGCCGCCAGTAGAGGTTACTGCCGACCGCGAGGAGTAAATGCCATTTGCGCTGATCGCAGCGGCTAACACGGCCATTGCGGCAGCAAAAGCCGGATGCAAACTTTATAAAGACATAAAGAACGCATCCGGCGACGTCAAAGAAGTATTGGACGATCTGAAATCGCAGTTTAGTAAAATTCAGCATCCGACGAATGAGCAAAAGCAACAATTTAATGAAGAAGTAAAAAAGGTTCAGCATGTAGCAAAGGCTGACCCTAACGATGCACTTGGCGAAGTTGGCGAGCATTTAGGTAAGTTTCTTGACGCATTTGACACGATTGAAAAACTGTTTTTACAGGAAGAACGTGATTCAAAAAAGGTTTACAAGGGCGAAGAATCTATCGGTAGGCGCGCATTGCGGCGTGTGTTGATACGCAGTCGGCTAAACTCAATGTACGCCGACATCCGCACCGAAATGACGTTTAATGCACCGGCTGAGTTGGGCGATTTGTGGACTCGGTTTGAAAAAATGTGGGGCCAGATTCAAGAGGAACAACGAACGGCCAATGCTGAAGAACTGCGCGGGATACAAATGGCCGCAGCGAAGCGGAGACGAGTTATTAGAAAGCTCAAGGAAAATGCGACATGGTTTGGCGCGGTTCTGTTCGTGACCCTATGGTTAATAAGTCTCCTACTACTGATAAGGACGAGCAAGACAATATCCCTTGGGTATTATTGATTTGCTTAATCACGATGGTGCTAACGCTGGCTATTGCGCTGCCATTAGTTGGTTTGGCTATCATGGACGCCAACAACGCAACCAATGCGGCGATTATTGAAGTTGATAGGATGCGCAGAATACGTAAATTGCTGATGCGTGAATTAGAGGAAAAAAATGCTAACACTGAGCCAACTCAAGCAACTACTACCAAGGAATGAATATGTCGAACATTGGCATAATGCTCTGTCTCAACTGCTTCCTGACTATGACATTAATACCGCTCATCGTATTGCTGCTTTTGTAGCGCAATGCAGCCATGAATCCGGTGGCTTTACGACGCTAAAAGAAAACCTGAAGTACAAACCCCAATCGCTTCGGCGACTTTTCTCTAAATATTTTCCAGATGACGCTATCGCTAACCAGTATTGTGCGCGCCCTAACAAGCAAGAGGCTATCGCAAACCGTATTTACGCTAACCGCATGGGCAATGGTGATGAGTCTAGCGGTGATGGCTACCGCTTTTGTGGCCGTGGTCTTATCCAGCTTACTGGTCGGTCAAACTATCAATCCTTTGCAGATTCTATTGAGGTGGATGGTCGCCCATTAAAAATCGACGAAGTGCCAGAATATTTGGCCACGTTTGAGGGCGCAGCGCAAAGCGCTTGCTGGTTTTGGGAAACGAATAAGCTCAATCAATGGGCTGATGCTGGCGACATTCTTACATTAACTAAGCGCATTAACGGAGGCACCATTGGACTCGAAGACCGTAAAAAGCATTATGAGCATGCTTTGCATGTGCTTGGTGCTTAGTGCTTGCCAAGATCGTTTTAGGTATCCTTGCCAAAATCCTGAAAATTGGGAAGCAAAAGAATGCAAGCCGCCCATTTGCACTGCAACTGGTACGTGCCCTGAAGATGTCACGCAACCCGAAAAGGTGACGAAATGAACGAAGAAAATCTCAATGCTTGGCTAAAGTTTGCCATCGGCATTTGTTTTTGCATGATCCTAATGATGATGGCGTCGCTGTCTATGTATAGCGTTGTGTTTGTCACGCAGCCAATGTCGGGCATGGCTCCAGCCGATAAGCAGTTTTTCTTACTGCTTTCTGACATGAGTAAGTACATACTTGGTGCATTAGCCACGTTGATTGCTGTCAAAGGCAAAGATCAGTTCGTGCCGCCAGGGTTGACTACCGCTAAAGAGCGCGAAGAGGCAATGAAGCCTACGCCGCCAACGCCGCCAACTACGCCGCCGTCAGCGCCTATGCCGCCGTCCAAGCGCGTGGAGCCAACGATTGAGCCAGTATCAGCAGCAGCGCCCGTTGTTTTAGGATTTAATGGCAAACCTGCCCCACCACCCGCAGCACAACCGGAGATTGAATGATGCGCAACCTTTTTATGATGCTGTTGTTTGTTCCTTTGATGGCGTTTGCTGGCGGCGAGATGAAGAAAGTCTGTCATCAGGAAAAAGGTAAGGAAGTATGTAAGACAATTAAGGTTCATAAGAAATTAGAAGGTACGAAAGTGCCGCCTAAATGAACCCGTATTTCATTGCTGGCAGTGTCCTAGCCGTAGTGTTTGCCTACGGCGCTGGGCATTGGCAGGGCGACGATGCTGGCCAGGCTAAAGTTCAGGCCAAATGGGATAAGGAAAAGGCCAAACAGATGGCCGAGTACGCCGAGAACATGCGTTTGGCCAGAGAGAAAGAGCAAGCGTTGCAGCAGGGCGCCGACCATCTACGTGAGGAGAAAGATCGTGAAATCCGCAACATTAACGCTCGCGCCACTGCTCTTGCTAACAGCTTGCGCGACCGGCCAGATCGCCCCACCACCGAAAGCGGTGCCGTGTCCGGTACCGCCGGCGCTTGTAGTGGAGCAACCGGAGCGCAACTGGCTAGGTCAGATGGAGAATTTCTTGCAGGGTACGCTGCCGACGCAGCCAGGCTTAAAGCCGCCCTCGACCAATGCGTCAAGCAGTACGAAACCCTAAGACGTTAATGATTGACGATCTGCTCAATACCTTGAGCGCATCGCATCCGAAACTCAGCCCATTTTTTTATAAACTTGGGGTCTTCCGATGGTGGCATCCAATCGTAATTGGCGCGCCATCGGATGGTGACATCGGTGGTTGATGGCGTATAAATGTAATGGTCGCCCATACTCATGTTATTACGTTTCTTCATAGTTCCTCCGGTCTTCGTTTTTCCTTCGCGTAGCAACTTCTTTCTTTTTCATTAACGCAACCTCTTCTTTAGTATAAATAGGTTTTGGTTCTGGTGGCGGCAACGAAGCCAACCATACCTCGCCCGTATAAGCAGAAAAGCTGCATTTGTTGCATTTACGCAACCGCCTAACCCCGCCTAGCTGTTTTTGCGTCCATGTTACGTAGGTCTTAGTGCCGCACTCTTTACAGTTCATGAAGCAGCCTTTGCTAAAATTTCTTTACGCTCTCTGGCGTCACGTAGCGCGCAGTAGCGTTGATGCAAACGATTTAGATAAGACGCTCTGCGATACGTATCCAATTCACTTTGCAGCAAAAGAAAAACTTGTTTTTCTGTAAGCGACGATAAGCGGGCATTTAATTCAGCCCAGTGTGGTTTTTTCATGCCTTACCTTTCCAGTTAATAATTTCAACAGCTTTTAAATCATTTGTTTTTGCATCAAAGACCAATGAAAGGTTAGGGAATTTTGCGCCGACATCAATAAACAATTCACCGTTTAATATGTGCGCATTTAATTCAATTGCATAGTCTGGTTTAACGCGCAAACGGTATTCCGTTTCTTCATTCCATGATGGATTGTCGCTGTCTTCCCACACTTGATTACGCTTAGAGAATTTCTGAATCTTTGCGCCATCAGCCCATGCTTTGATTAATTTTGCGTGTTTGTGTTCAGTCATTGTTCTCCTCCTTAAAGTAGCTCATCATTTCTGCGTTCATTTTTGCTTGCGCCCATTTTTGTGGGCCTGACAACTGCATTAGCGCTAGCGAGAATTGCACAAAATTCTGCAACTTTTCTAGCTCTAACTCATCAACTTCGCCTCGGCGAATACTTTTAAACACTTGCGCAATGCCGATGCGATTGCCATTGATTATTGCTTCCCAATCAAAGTCAATCTTCTTTTTCTTAGGCATTTTTTTCCTTTAGCTTGGCTTCAATGGCGCGGATAAACTTGGCAAGCAACGGCGCTTCAACGTGATGCAGCCCATCAAATACCGTCAACATCCCTACTTCCTCATCCGTCAGCCCCTGCCATTCGCGCTGTGGCGGGGCGGTGTAGAGTGCAATTGGCTTAAATACGCTTTGCGGTTTTTTCCATCGAAAGTATTTATGACCTACGGCGTTTTCGCATAAGTAGGCCACCGGCTCCTGCTCTATCGGCTGCGTATAGTTCGGCTTGCCACCTGAGTACGTCTTTACCCACGGTTCAATCATGCTGCCCTCGCGTATAGTTTTTTCATAATGGCTCTTACATCAGAAACTTTACCCGACCGATTCATATAAATGCTTTCGGTCTTATGCGCCAAACATGGCGCGCAAATCCATCGGCCACTTGATCTGGTTTTGCGAAACTCACCTCCGTCAACGTCTCTGGTGCTTTGGCAACTGGTGCAGAATTTAGTATTCATTTCAGTTCCTCCAACGCGACATCTGATATAGCGCGCTTGTCTTTTAATGCGCCGAGTATTTTTTCGTCTACTGTTTTATCAGTCATCATGATGTATACCCACACTGCGCGCATTTGACCGGAACGATGGAGCCGGCCGATGGTTTGCTCGTAGAGTTCCAAACTCCACGGCAACGACAGAAAGACCATATGGCATCCTCCATACTGTAAATTAAGGCCATGTCCTGCTGATTTTGGATGCACAGCGAGTAACTCCACTTCGCCTCGGTTCCATCGTTCAATCGCGTCCGTTTCATCCAACGTAACCACCTTGGGATGCCGCTTTTTAATTTCTGCAAGCTCTTCCTGATACATATACGCAATGATCGTATTCGCATGTTGATTCTCCTCTAGTAATTCTGCTAGTCGGTCAAACTTATGCGGGCTAAACCAAATGGCCGTTTTTGTTGTAGCAAACTTGCCTGGTTGAATTAGCGCCTGTGTTTCTGTCTGATAAACAAAACCCGATGACATCTGTTGCAACTTACCTGTGACTACTGCCGCGTTTGCTGCTATTGCTCTATCGTCCCCACCAAACTCCACTACAAAATCACGCTTCATTTTTGCGTAGTGCGTCATGTCCATTGTGCTGCGCACTTCAACGACGTTTAACGGTGGCAACGTGTCGCTGTACTCGCCAGGCTCTAATAGATACGTCGCTGGTTTAATCTTCTGCATCACTGCTTGTAAGCCACCGCGCTTGGGCATCCACTCACCATAGTCGCGATTAACCAAAATAAAGTGCTGCTGCATGAACGCGCCCTTACTGCGGCCCAACAACTTCTCGTTGATGATCTTGCATTGCCCAAATACGTCTTCTAACCCATTGCTAGTAAACGATCCGGTTAAGCCCCAACGAATAGCAAACTGGTCAATCACTTTATGCAACGCTTTAAATCTGGCGCCGGATGGATTCTTTAATCGTGTCAGCTCATCAAACACAATTGCATCAAACCCAGCCACACCGTAATCCGCTAACCATTGCAGGTTGTCGTAATTGATAACAACAATGTCGGACGCTTTATCAATTGCGCGCAATCGATCTAAGGGTGAGCCGACAGCTAAGTTCAGCGTAAGAGTTGGTGCCCACTTCGGCAATTCAACAGGCCAGACGTCAGTACAAACGCGCTTAGGTGCAACAACTAAAAATCGTTTCGCATGTCCGTCTTTAATCATCGCGGCCATTGCCGTTAACGTGATCGCAGTCTTACCAGCACCAACGGGCGCTAAGATCATTGCCTTATCATTCCCGTACAGGAAGTCAGCTGCTTCGTCTTGGTAAGGTCTGAGTTTTAACCCACTCATCGATCTTTTCCTTAGAATTTAGTAATGCGTACTTCTGATGCAAATCCAACACCGTGTCTCGAAAGATTACTTGTAGCGGTGACAGCTTGCCGCGTGGTGCTTTCAATTCTACAAA